CTGACAATCCACTTACTGACGACGAAGCTCCAGAAAATCCAATTCGTCGTCTTATTATTGGCCCACAAATTTTTCAAATTATCAAGCAGGCTCTTATGGATCCTGATATGGAAGAATTGCCAACAGACTACACTCAAGGTATTGACTTTAGACTTAATAAAAGTTCAAAAGGCGGATACGCTGATTACTCGACATCAACTTGGGCTCGTAGAGAACGTCCGCTTAGTGATGCAGAAATGCAGGCTGTAAATCAATTTGGCTTGTTTAACCTAAATGATTTCTTACCATCAAAGCCAGACGAAACTAGCATTAAGGTAATGACCGAAATGTTCGAAGCTTCAGTTGACGGTGAAGCTTATGATCCAAATGCATGGGGTGCTTATTTCAAAGCGCCGGGCATGAACACAGGTGACCCAGTTAAAGCAGCACCTGCACCTGCTCCGATTCCTACTGAGGTTGCATCGCCCGTACATAGTACGGAGCCTGTTAATGAGACAGTAGCTGAAGATCCGCCTTTTGAGACTGATTCAGCGCCAGCAGCAGAATCAGCACCGGCGTCAAGTGACATTCTTGCTATGATTCGTGCACGTCAAAACGGTTAACGTTTGATACAAGTAGAGCTATGTATAGTAGCTCTACTTTTTATTTTATTTAGGAAAATTTATGACAAAGGCGTTTGACCCTACAAAATTTAGAAATAGTCTTACAAAATCTATTACCGGTATGAGTGCCGGCTTTCATGATCCTACTGATTGGATTTCAACTGGCAACTATGCATTGAATTATCTTATATCCGGTGACTTTAGCAGAGGTATTCCCTTAGGTAAAGTAAGTGTATTTGCTGGAGAATCAGGTGCAGGTAAAAGTTATATATGCTCAGGTAATATTGTAAAAGCAGCGCAAGATCAAGGAATTTTTGTTGTTCTTATTGACTCAGAAAATGCGCTAGACGAATCATGGCTGCAAGCATTAGATGTTGACACTTCGGATAGCAAACTGCTTAAATTAAACATGAGTATGATCGACGACGTAGCAAAAACAATTTCAACGTTCATGGCAGACTATAAATCAATGAACGAAGAAGATCGCCCTAAAGTACTATTTGTTGTTGACTCGCTTGGTATGTTACTTACTCCTACAGACGTTGATCAATTTAATAAAGGCGACATGAAAGGCGACATGGGTCGTAAGCCAAAAGCACTTACTGCACTTGTACGTAACACAGTTAACATGTTTGGCTCACATAACGTAGGTCTTGTTGCAACTAATCATACGTATGCATCACAAGACATGTTTGATCCTGATGATAAGATTTCAGGCGGACAAGGATTTATATATGCGTCAAGTATTGTTGTAGCAATGAAAAAACTTAAACTTAAAGAAGACGAAGACGGCAATAAAATCTCAGAAGTACGAGGTATCCGTGCTGCGTGTAAAGTAATGAAAACACGGTACGCAAAACCGTTTGAGGGCGTACAAGTAAAGATACCATACGAAACTGGCATGAATCCTTATAGTGGGCTACTAGAACTTTTTGAAGCTAAAGGATTAATTGAAAAAAGCGGAAATAGATTAAAATATACAACAGCCGACGGCGAAGAAATTTTAGAGTATCGTAAAAAATGGACTGGTGAATTACTTGATAAAGTAATGGATGAATTTTATCTTAAAAAAAATATAAATACCGACGAAGAATTACAAGATATAGACGACGACATCGAATCGTTACTTAATAAAAATCCTGCAGAATAATAAAGGTGTTATATTATGGATGAAAATCAAATTATCGACTTTTGGTCTGTATTTAAAGAATATATTGATAAAAAAAGTGTTACTGATGTAGCCGAACGGTATGTTGATACGTTAGTTGATTACGGAGTGTCTGACGAAACACTAAGAGATTGTTTAGGCCAAGATACAGTATTAGACGAGGCTATTGAGTACTTTTTAGACGAAGACGATGATGACAATGATGACTGGGATGAGTAATGGGGTGGTATAGCGAAATTTCTCGTGATATAAGTAAAATTCCTGATGCTGTGTTTTATTATAATAACGAATTAATTGAAGCTCGCCATGAAGTAAAGCTAAAAGGTAATGTAGAAAAATCAGCTGCTGCTTTGCCTGGTATTGTTGAATATAGATTTAATCAGTTACAAGAAATTGAGGCAATATTAAATTATTTAAATATTGAGCTTAGACGATTACGTAGTTCTTTTTTTAAAAAATATTTAGAAAATTATCAACGTGCTCTTTCAAGCAGAGATGTCGAAAAATATGTCGACGGTGAAGCCGATGTTGTTGACTATGAAAAGTTAGTAAATGAATTTGCATTAATACGAAATAATTGGTTAGGTGTACTCAAAGGATTAGATCAAAAACAATGGCAGCTTACTAATATTGTTAAGCTAAGAGTAGCAGGTATGGAAGACGCATCAGTCTAAGGAAAATTATGAAACTTATCTATAATTATTGGATGCCAACTACCGACAACCATTTTGAAAGATTAATTACAAAACAAGTTAGTAAGGGCGGCTTGCCTGAATATCAAAATGATGTGCGTGACGAAGCTTACAAACACGTAACTGACTTTTCTTTAGTTATAGACGTAGGGGCTAATGTAGGATTGTGGGCAAAACCACTTACAGAAAAATTCGATAAAGTAATTGCTTTTGAACCTTTACCTCAAGTTTATACGTGTTTAGAAAAAAATACTGTAGACCTGCCGGTAGAAATTCACAAACATGCGTTAGGTAATACAAATAGTCATGCTCAAATGATTTATAATAGTGTAAATACCGGCGGCAGTTATATATCAAAAACTGGCGAAGGCAATATTGTAATAAAAAAATTAGATGATTTAAATTTACCTAAATTTGGTTTGATTAAAATTGATTGCGAACGGCATGAATTAGAAATTCTAAAAGGTGCTCAAAAAACTCTTAAAAAATATAAACCAATAATTGTTTGCGAGCAACACCCTGACACAGAATATGTAGCTGGAAAGTTTTTATTAAGCTTAGGAGCTAGGCAAATAACTAATGTTAGAAAAGATTATATTTTTGGATGGTAATACATGGAAACACCTTTAAAAATTTTTATTGGATGGGATAGTAGAGAAGATATTGCATATCAAGTTGCTAAAGCTAGTATCGAAGAGCATGCATCGGTGCCTGTTGAAATTGTTCCTATACGATTAAAAGATTTAAAAAAGAAAAATATGTATTGGCGTCCGGCTGATAAACTAGCAAGCACAGAATTTACATTTTCAAGATATTTAGTACCAGCACTTACAAATTATACTGGTTGGGCATTATTTATAGATTGCGACTTTTTATTTTTAGATGATGTAAAAAAACTGTTTGATCAAATAGACGATCAATATGCAATAATGTGTGCTAAACACGACTATACTCCGAAGCCCGGAGTAAAGATGGACGGAAAAATTCAAAGACCATATCCTAGGAAAAATTGGTCAAGTATGATGCTTATTAATTGCGAACATCCAAAAAACAAAAAATATTTAACTGTTACACAAATAAATTCACCTTTTGTAACACCGGCGTATGTTCATAGATTTTCGTGGTTAGATGATGATGATATAGGAACATTGAGTCATGAATGGAATTGGCTAGTTGGTTGGTATAAAGAACCAGAAGACGGAAATCCTAAAGCTTTACATTACACAGAAGGCGGTCCATGGTTTGACGATTACAAAAAATGCGAGTATGCAACCGAGTGGAATCTTATGCTAGCAAGTCACGCTCGGCGTATGTTAGAAGATAAAGATAAAAAAATAAAGTATCTAAGAGATAGAGACATTACAATCGATGATTTAGATTACACTGAAAATATAAAAGTAAAGATACACAATTTTGTTAATAAACTTATAGATCCTGCAGAAAAGTTTATACAACAAAAAACTAACGAGGATAATATTATGGGCTCTGTGAAAGTAGCTGCAATCGATAGCGGCTTTAACTATGCAAAAAAAGAGTTAGAATTTGATCCTATTCTCACTTCATTAGCATTAGGAATAAACGGTACTGTTAGTTCGTTTGAAAAAGAGAAAGATACAGATAGTGTGTTAGTTATTCGCGGTGCAGGAAAAACTAGTAGAGAAGCATTACAGTTTTGTTGGGATACTAAACGGGACTTTTATGCTATAGACACGGGTTATTTTGGTAATAAAAAATTTAAATACTATCATAGAATTACAAAAAATAAATTACAATATATAGGCCCAATACAAGATAGACCAGCTGATAGATTTAGAGCAACTGGGCAAAAAATAAGATCTTTTACTCCTGGTACAAAAATTTTAGTTTGTCCGCCTAGCGATAAGATAATGATGCTTTTTGGTTTAGCTAACCCTAAAGAATGGACTGATCAAATTGTACAAGAAATACAACAATTTACAGATAGACCTATTGAAGTTAGACTTAAGCCTACTACTAGGCTAGAAAGGATATCTACAAATACAATTTGGGATGCATTAGAAGACGACGTACACTGTTTAGTTACGTTCAATAGTATCGCAGCAACTGAAGCATTGCTGCACGGAGTTCATGCTATCACTTTAGGAGAAAATGCAGCTTCGTCTATATGTAGCAGTTCATTAGAACAAATTGATAATTTGATATTTCCTAGCAAGGATGAAATTGATGCATTTGCACATCATCTTGCATATCAACAATTTACTGAAAAAGAAATGCGTAATGGTACTGCATGGCATATATTAAATGAAAATAGTTAGTTATACCAAAGTAGTACCTGGCGCAAGGCCTAATCCTGAAAAAATAAGTATTATAAAAAAGTTTGTAAAAGGTGTTAATGTAATTGGAGACGAAGGTATTATTTCCGACTCCAATATTCCTATAGATTGTGATGTAGCAGTAATACAGGGATGGCAGCATCAAGTTGGTAAAGATTTGCCACACTTACAATTAAGGCAAAAATTAATAGATAGGGTAAAAAACAGACACATAATATCAGCTGATAGTAATTTGTTTTTTTACAGACAAAAAACAAATCAACCGCATTGTTATCTTAGGTATAGTTTTAATGGAGTATTTCCTAATACTGGAAATTATTGCGATACAAAAATAGATCCTGTGCGATGGCAAAAAATTAGTAAAGATTTAGATATAAAGTTGTCTAAATGTAAAAGCAATGGTAAACAAATTGTTTTATGCTGTCAACGTAACGGCGGATGGAGCATGGGAAAGCAAACTGTGTATGAATGGGTAATTAATACTATTAAAAGTATTCAAAAATATACAGATAGACCTATAGTTATAAGAGCACACCCGGGTGACAAAAATGCTAATCAATATTTAAAACAACTGCATTCTTTACATATGCAAAATGTAATAATTAGTGAGCACCAAACACCTCTAGAACAAGATTTAAATAATGCGTGGGCTGTTGTGAATCACAACAGCAGTAGTATTGTAGGGCCTATTATAATGGGATATCATGCTTTTGTAACAGATGCAATAAGAAGTCAGTGTGCTGAAGTAGCAAATAATAATTTTGCAAATATAGAAAACCCTAATCAATACAATAGAGAACTATGGTTACAAAGATTAAGTATGTTCCATTGGAATTTTGAAGAATTAGAAAATGGTGCGTGCTGGAATCATATGCGAGAATTCATAAAATGAATATTTATGGTTTTAAAAAAATAAGCAAAACATATAGAGGGCTTATTAATGGAATTGAAAAGCATAACGATAATTTGATAATTTTAGATTCAGTTCCAAAAAAATTACAAGATGCAGAATGCTTTTATCAAACAAACATTGCAAAATCAAAACACTTTATTAGTGATTATCATAATGATACTTTTGGCGTTAAGTATAACTTTATAAAAAAACAAAAAAAACCAGTACTTGTATCAGAGTCTGCATGTTTCCGTAATACCAATTGGCGTAGATACGGTTGGAATCACTACGGATGGACTAGTGGAAATTTTAACAATAAAAATGTAGATGATAGCAGATGGAAAAATTTTGAAAAGAAAACAAATACAACTATACAACCTTGGACTAGTTTGGGCGACAACATAATAATTATAGGACAAAAAGAAGGCGACAGTGCTCTAAATTCTCTTTATACTGAGTTTGGTTATAATAATTTTTTTGATTGGGTAAGTGATATTATTAGTGAAATACGACAATATTCAGATAGAAAAATAATAATAAGACCGCATCCAAAAAATATAGCTAGAAGTATAAGGCGATCAAAACACATTCCAAATAATTTTAAAAATGTAGAAGTTTCAAATTATACACCAACTGGTACTTATAGCGGCGGAGAATCCTTAGATGCAGAATTAGCGAATGCTTATTGTGTTATAACATTTAGCAGCAACGCAGGTGTAGATGCTGTTGTTAAAGGAATTCCTGTTTATGCTTTTGATAAAGATTCAATGGTTTATCCGTTGAGCCAAGGAAAATTATCATCAATAGAAAATTTAAACTATGACATGCCTATAAAGGACTGGCAAAATAAAATTGCATATACTTTTTGGAATACTGAAGAATTAGAATCTGGCGAGACATGGGCACATTTAAAACCTGTTTACTTTTGATTTGTATTAATAAAAAATAAACCATTTGTTTTTACAAAATCTTTTTTACCTGCAAATTTACCTTCAGTATTCATAGTACTAACATCTCTAATTTGTTGTGTTCTTTTTTCATCAAATTGAAAACTGTACTTATCAAATGTTTCAATCCAATATTCCTTTGGTTTTATGTTTACATGATGATGCCCGGGCTTTTCACTAAAAGTCATCACAACATATTTTGCTAATTGAAAATCTTTTATATAGTTTGGAATATATTTTTCGTCAACATGTTCGACAAATTCACAACTCCATGCAAGATCAAAAAATGTTGTTCCTTGAGAAGTGTTAGACGGACTTAATGTATAATCATTAACTTCTACTGATAACTTACCCCTATCTATAGTAAAGTCCCCGTCTATACCGTGTGACTCTATTCCTAACTCTTCAGCTAAAGCTAGCATTCCCCCAGGACCGCATCCTATATCTATCATACTTTTTATATTGTATGTTTTAATCATAAAATTTAAAACACCATAATCTAGATGTGTTCTATTTTTATGTCCGCCTAAGTGACTCGGAAGATTACTGCCAGTATTGTTCATTTCTATGCACCATTAAATCTTTTGCTAAACTTTTGCCTTTGTTTTTTCGGTCGCCTTTCATGTGATCTATCCAAGTACCTAACACAGTATTAATAAGAGGATGACCTCCGCCGCCTGTTTTGGCTTCTTTCAAATACATATCTGCACTATAGTCTAAAACATTAGGGTCACGTTCTTTAATTTTATTTAATAAATCACCAAATACAAAACTGTCGTGCCATTCTTCTAATTTAAAGATACCATTTTCGGCATCTTCATACACACGTTGGAATTCTTTCAAAAACTTTTGACATGTTTTATCATTTAGATTCATACCATAAAATCCGCACTCGGGCCATGTTTGTGAACCTTTGCCTCGACCTACATATGTAAGCCATTTGTTGTCGGGTAATAGATTTTTAAATTGGTCGTATGACCATTTAGAATGAACAACAGTATCTGCATCCATCCATACACACCAGTCATATGATTTCTCACAAGCGTCGAATACTGCGTATACTTTATTTGCAAAACGCACTGCATCCCACTTAAATGCTTTGTGGTGATCTCGCGGACGTCTTGCTTTTATTTCGTCTGGCGGTATACCGTTTGCTTTAGGTACACTACTCCATTTTTCTTTAAACGCATTTAGTTTAGATAATGCTTCTTTTGCGTTAAATACTATTACCTGTGTTGGATCTTTTACAATCGGAGAGCAGTCTTCTGCGTATACATAAAGTTGTATACGTTTATCTACATTATCTTCGAAGCTGGTAATAAATTTTTGGCCGTATAAATCTAATCCCGGTTTATGAAAAGTGGTAACTACTTTTATATCTTTAAATTGCATAAGGTATTTAACTATGAAATTTAACTTGTGGACAAATAATGGAGCAATGAATAGTGCTCCTGTGTTTAAAGCATTTGAGATAGGTGCTAGAAAACTAGGTCATGAAGTTGTGCATAACAGCACAGATGGCATTAACGTTATATGGAGTGTACTATGGCATGGGCGTATGGCAAAGAATCGAGAGATTTGGGATAAAGCTAGAGCACAAGATAAACCAGTAGTTGTAATTGAAGTAGGAAATATAAAGCGTGGCACTTATTGGAAGGTTGGTGTAAACGGCGTTAATCGAGATGCTTACTTTGCACCAACTGGTTTCGACGGCGCACGAAAACATATATTAGATTTAAGAGCCAAGCAGTGGAAGGACAACCAAGAAGGTGATATTTTACTTGTGACTCAGCATGACAAAAGTGAGCAATGGCGTAACATGCCAAGTATGTCTACTTGGGTATACAACACTATTGAAGAACTAAGATCTTATACTGATAGAAAGATAACAGTACGATCTCACCCTAGATGCAGACTTGCAGGTTTGCAATTTGAATTTAAAAATGTACGAGTACAAGATCCACAAAAAATAAACGGCACTTATGATGACTTTGATTTTAACTGTAAGCAATCATGGGCAGTAGTAAATTGGTCAAGCAATCCTGCTATAGAAGCAGCAATGGAAGGTATACCGGTGTTTGTAGGTCCTAGCAGTTTAGCTTATGATGTAGGCAATCACGATTACAGTACAATTGAAAATCCGATTAAGCCAGATCGAACACAATGGTTAAATGACTATGCACATGTTGAACATGATATTACAGAAATACAAGAAGGTATACCGATAATCTACTTGACAGATTACTTAAATAAAACTAAAATGTAATAATGTATTATTTAGAAGACATTATTGAAAAAGCTGCTACTGAAGAAAAATTTAAACAAGATATAAAAGAATCTGATCTTGAACTTTTTAAAAGTATGCATAAGCAGATTACTAAAAAGAAATTATCACTAACTGATAGACAGTATGATTTAATTCTCATAAAGATTGAAGATTATAGAGATTTTTTACTAGAAGGTCTTGATGACTTGCCAGTATCTAAACTTAATCTTAAATATACAATTAGAACAATAGATAGAACTAGATATATAAAATTTAAAAATGATAAAATAATCGTAAGATTTATTTTTAATAAAAAGTTAATTGATTTTATAGAACACTGTAGAAAATGGTATATTTCACATAACAAAAAAGAAAACATTTACACTTATATGTTTACAGATGCAAGTTGTTTTCATATAATCGATAAAGCACAAAATTTAGATTTTGAAATTGATGCACAATTACTAGATCGGTTTTCTAAACTTAAAGCTATGTACGAACAACCAGAGAACTATATTCCTGGTGTATATGATTACACTTTAAAAAATTTAGATGACGATGCAATAGAAAAATATCATAATCTTTTAGGCAAGCCGTGTCTTGAAAATATACACTTATACAAAGATAAAGCAAAAAAATTTGGACTAGAAACATTTACAGGCATTTACATTAAAACTTTTGATAATAAAATTTTAAATGATATTGTAAACCGGACTAACAAATTTGTTTATATCACGTCTAACGATTTACTACAAAATGTTTGCGAAGCATTAAACGTATTAAATAGAAATGATACTTTAATAACTTATGACTACAATTATATAGACGATCATACCGATGTAGCAGACTCGATACAAGACGAAATGATTCGTTTCTACAAAGGTACTGTTAGAATGCAATTGTCATTACACGACGATATAAAGACTGATACAATACTTGCTGTTTATCCAGTAACTCAACGCTGGTTTTTTTCTAGATACCCTAATGCAGACTTAATTATATGTTATAATAATCCTAGCTTTCCGATATTGGAGCAAATATCACATGCCTAAATGTAAACTTATAATCCAAGACGAAGTTAATATCAAGCTTGAAGGGCTTGACGTTGACATCCGTCGCAAACTAGCAAACGCACTAAAGTTTGAAGACCCGACAGCTAGACATAGACCTCAATATAAGCTAGGACGCTGGGATGGTAAAGTAGCTTTCTTTGGTATTGGCGGAACTGGATATGTAAATCATTTAGATACTATTGCTAAGATACTCGAAGATAATCGAGTTACTATTACAGAAATAGAAGATCGTCGTGTTTCTATCAATCTTAGCTTTGAACCAATTACAGAGCGCTATTGGGCTGATCAAGGTGTACGTTGGCCTAAAGGGCATCCTGCAGAAGGCGAAGAAATTATTCTGCGTGACTATCAAATTGACGCTATTAATAACTTTGTAAAACACCCGCAAAGCCTCCAGCAAATTGCTACAGGTGCAGGTAAGACAATTACAACAGCTACGCTATCGCATATGAGCGAGAAGTACGGACGCAGTATTGTAATTGTGCCTAACAAAAGTCTTGTAGTGCAGACTGAAGACGATTATGTAAATTGCGGGCTCGACGTCGGTGTATACTTCGGCGATAGAAAAGATTTAAATAAGACTCACACTATTTGTACTTGGCAGAGTTTGAATACACTTGATAAAAAATATAAAGAAGGTAAGTCAACTTTATCGCTTGATGAATTCTTAGAAGACATTGCTTGTGTAATTATCGACGAAGTACATCAAGCGAAAGCACCTGTTCTTAAAGATCTACTTACCCGTAATCTTAAGTTTGCGCCGATACGCTGGGGGCTAACCGGAACAGTGCCAAAAGAACCTTTTGAATTTGAAAGCTTGCATGCAAGCTTAGGGCCAGTAGTTGGCCAAATCTCAGCAAAAGAATTGCAAGACAAAGGTGTGCTTTCTAAGTGTCATGTAAACGTTATTCAGTTAAATGATCAAGTTACATACACAGATTACCAAAGTGAATTAAAGTACTTGACAACAAACGAAAAACGTATACAATATATAGCAAGTATTTTAAATAATATAAAAACATCAGGTAACACTCTCATATTAGTAGATCGTATTTCAGCGGGCACTATGCTACAAGAGTTAATACCAGGTAGTGTTTTTGTAAAAGGTGATGTAAAGTTAAAGGACAGAAAAGAAGCTTATGATGAAATCAATGAAGGAACTAACCATGTTGTTATCGCGACTTACGGGGTTGCGGCTGTGGGAATTAATATACCTCGCATTTTTAATCTTGTGTTACTCGAGCCTGGCAAAAGTTTTGTTAGAGTAATTCAAAGTATCGGACGTGGTGTTCGAAAAGCTAAAGACAAAGACTTTGTGCAAATTTGGGATATTACAAGTACGTGTAAATTTGCTAAAAGGCACTTAACGCAAAGAAAAAAGTTTTATAAAGAAGCTGAATATCCTTTTACTATTGAAAAACAAGATTGGGCATAAATTGCAAATATTAACTCTCGACAATACGTGTTTAAATTTAAACACGTTACCGGACGAATTAGAAGACGACATACGGTTTAGTATTTTAGATAATTCAAATATTTTAGAGCCAGATTTCTTTTTCTTACCATTAATAATGGTAGAGTCATTTAATTCTCCTGCTATGGAATTAGAAATAGGAACCAAAAAAATTCTTATGCCTCTAGACTGGCACATATTAGTAGGCGATCCGTCAGCTGGCAACGACTTAGAAATATTACCGCTTACTAGTATCAATGATAGAGGCTTCGAAGCGTTTGTTTTTAATCCGTTAAGCAGTTACACTCATAAATTTTTAAATATTACTATTACAAACATATATAATGATATTAAATGGTATTTTCCTAAAACAAAAAATGCACAATTGATAACAACACCGATAGAGAATACTCCTGAACCTCGTTGTGCATTTTTTATAAAAGAAATAAACCGTCAAAGTGAAACTTTACAGTTGCACAATTTATTATAAGGAAAAATTAATGGGAATTCGTTCTGGCAAAATATGGGGTAACACTGAACTTATACACGCTAACGGCGTACTAGAATTTCATCGTATAGAGTTTAAAGCAGGATATAAATGTTCAGAACATGATCATCAATTTAAATGGAATGGCTTTTTTGTAGAGTCAGGAGAAATGCTTGTGCGTGTTTGGCAAGATGAAGACCAAGAAGGTTTAGTTGATGAAACAATTTTAAAGCCAGGAGACTTTACACAAGTAAAGCCCGGAAAAATTCATCAGTTTCAAGGTTTAAAAGATGGCGTTGCTTTTGAACTTTATTGGGCAGAGTTTGCCCATGACGATATAAGACGTCGCACTATCGGAACAAAAATATAAGGAATATGAAAATGTTAAATTGGTTAATGGATTTGCTTGGTATTAATCGAGCAAAAGTAAAAGAAAAAATTGCAGAAAAAAGAGCAGCAGTTAAAGAAAAAATTGCAGATGTAAAAGAAACAGTAATAGACGAAGTAGCAGAAAAAAAAGCAGAAGTGAAAGAAAAAATCAGTGCTGCAAAAGTTAAAGCAACAAGTTTAGCAAAAATGAAAAAAGCAGATTTGTTAGCTGAAGCAAAAAAACAAAAAATTAAAGTGTCAGCAACGGCAAGTAAAGCTATTATTATTGCTGAACTAGAAAAGAAGTTAAATGGCTGATCTTATTTCTAGCCAAGCGCTTATATACGAAAGAGCTAACGGAGTAGTTTATGCACGCTTTAGAGATCCTCCGCATAACACAATACCTAGATGGATTGTTGGCGGAGAATCAAAAGGACAAGTGTTATCGTATAACGATTGGCATAAGATTAATAAATTAGCAAAAACAAACCCTATCCTTAAAAAGCAAATAGCTAAACTGTTAGAATTATATTTTTTAATACGAGATAAAGAATGAGAATAATCGCAGGACCATGTCAACACGAGTCTTTAGGTCATAGTCGTATGATTGCAGAACATTGCAAAAGTATTTGCGATAGTTTAGATATTGAATATGTTTTCAAAGCAAGTTACGACAAAGCAAATAGGACAAGTATCCAAGGACAGCGTGGTATAGGAATATCTCAAACTTTAAAAGATTTTGTAAAATTAAAAACACACATCAAAGATTTAAAAATTCTAACCGATGTACACGAAGTTGGGCAAATTAATTATATTTGCGGAAGTTATTATGATGCAGTTGATGTTTTACAAATACCTGCTTTTTTATGTAGGCAAACAGATCTTATAAAAGAAGCAGTAAAGTCTAACAAAATTGTAAACATAAAAAAAGGACAATTTCTTGCACCATGGGATGTTAAAGGTATACTAAGCAAAACAAAAGGTGCTAAGGAAATTTGGATAACAGAAAGAGGAACAAGTTTTGGATATAATAACTTGGTGGTTGATTTCACTGGTATACTTTACATGCTTGAGCGCTACAACTGTCCTATTGTATTTGATGTTACCCACTCAGTACAGAAACCGGGCGGTCAAGGTTCAAGCTCAGGTGGTAACCGGAATTTTGTTGCTCCACTTGCCCGCGGCGCTGCTGCTATGGGTGTGGACAACTTTTTTCTAGAAGTTCATGATGATCCTGATAATGCACCTAGTGACGGACCTAACATGATACATCTTGACGATTTTGAAAAAGTAGTTACAGACATTAAGGATAGTTATCGTGAATAACACTGCTATTTTTATACCAGCTAGATTAGCAAGCACTAGATTCCCAAAAAAGATGCTTGCTGATCTTAATGGCAAAAGTCTTATTCGCACTGTGTACGATAAGTGCGTAGCTACTGGATTGGATACATATGTTTTAACAGATAGTGCTCAAATAAAAGAAGAGATACCAGCAGAACATGTACGTATTACACCTTACGCTGACAACGGCACTGAACGTTGCGCACACGGTGTTGAAACAATATCAGGTAAAGGCTTTTTTAGGCGAGCTTCGGGAATATATAAAAGTTATATTAATGTTCAAGGTGACATGCCTGACATTACTGAAGATATAATTCTTGCCATTAAACAAGGACTTGATGAAGGGCACAAAGTAGTTACAGCATATACTGAGATGGCTCCTGAGCTGCGCACAGATCCTAACTCAGTTAAGATGATTCACAACGGCACACATGCGCACTGGTTTTGCAGAGCAAGTTTAGAGTACGGCGACCATCACCTCGGTGTATATGGTTATAATTGGCGCACATTAGTTAGCTATAAGTCTATGCCTCAATCTCAAGAAGAAAAGATAGAAAAATTAGAACAGTTGCGTTTTCTACAGAATGGTGTTAGTATAAACATACGAAAAGTTGACTTTGACGGTATGGAGATCAACACACCAGAGGATTTAGAAAAGTGGCTAACAAAGAATTAGATTTATTTAAAGAATTGATTCCGGCTATTGACATGGGAATTAAAGAACTGTACGACGCTGCCGGCGATGATGGTAAGAA